CACGACGCTCTTCCGATCTTCGCTTTCTATTCTTTTTACAGAAGTGGTTCAAAAGTGATTTTGGAATCTGGTTCTATATAGTAGAAACATGGCAAAACACAAAGAGCCAAAGCCGTGCAAGGTCTGTCAAACGCTTTTCGTTGGTCATGGAAACCGACGGTATTGCCGTGATGAGTGTTATAGACAGGGTCAAATTATGTCGGTCATGGCAACGTATTGGGAAGCTAAAAAAAAGCAACCGCATTTCAAGGAAGACGTTTGCACTTATTGCAATGAAACGGTTGTGGTGCCAAGTCATAAGCCCGGCCCATCCGTCCATCCAGAATGCAAATTGCTCAGACGGAAAGACACCAACCGCCGACGCAATAACGCCCGACGTAAGTTCACCTATAACCAACGTCAAAACCATTTCGGACAGATTGCTGAACGTGATGATTGGACTTGTTGGATTTGCAAGATTAGAATCGACCCCGACGTTCCGAGCACTAACCGAATGGGAGCAACTATCGACCACGTAATTCCAATCAGCAAGGGCGGAACCAACGACCACGAAAACCTAAAGCTTGCCCATTGGATTTGTAACGTGAGACGGGGAAACGATTATGCCTAACCCACCGAAACCCAACGAGCTAAAAAAGAAAATCGGTTCGACTAATTACAAAGAGCCCGTCACCGATATCGAATTGCCAATGAGTGAGGGAACACCTCAGCCACTTCGTCCACTAGAGGATTCAGGGATGAATCTTTGGCGACGTATTTGGGAGGGTGCTCAACTCTGGCTCTCCAATCGGACAGACATCGAATTGGTTCAACTGGTCTGCGAGCAACTTGATGAGCGTGACTTGTTGAGAGCTTTCGTCTTGGACAACATGGAAGCATGGCACGAGCGAGCCGCACTAAGGACATTGGAAAAAGACATTGCGTCTAATCTTGGACAGCTTGGATTCTCTCCAGCTGAAAGGACTCGATTGGGATTGGCCGAAGTCAAACGTCAAAGCAAGTTGGAACAACTGATTGCGAAACGAGATGGATAGTTGGCCACCGAGATGGCTCACTCCCGTCCCCGACGAAGCGATTGCAAACGGCGACGGTGAACTTGCCATTGAGTTTGCCCAAGCTTTTGGAATCATCACCAAGGATTCAATCGCTGGAGACATGGGTGACCCGATGATTTTGAGACCTTGGCAAAAAGAACTATTCCGTCACGTCTTGGCGAAAGATGAAAACGGCAATTTTAGAAACAAGGTCAACCTGATAGGACTGCCCCGGAAGAATGGCAAGTCTGCCATGGGTTCCGTCCTAGCGTTGTTTCATCTTTTCCTTGGTTCCAAGGGTGGGGAAATCTACTCACTAGCCAGCGAAAAAGAACAAGCCCGAATCGTGTTTGGTGACACCAAGAAAATGGTCGAGCGTAATCCCGAACTAATGGAAATGGTCAAGTTGTATCGTGACGCCATCGAGGTGCCGTCAACTGGCTCCGTGTATCGGGTTCGGTCAGCCGAAGATTCATCCGCCGAGGGTTACAGCCCCACCGCCGTAATTTACGATGAGCTTCACACCGCTAAGTCACGAAAGCTTTTCGACGTCATGTCCTTGGCCATGGGTGCACGAAAGTCCTCCCAGCTAATCAGCATCACAACTTCGGGCGTCAAGACGGAGTCAATAAGCGGTCAAGACACTATCGCCTATACGTTATACCAGTACGGACAACAAGTCGCCCGAGGCGAGGTCGACGACAATTCGTTCTTTATGAGTTGGTGGGAATCACCAATCGAAGCCGACTACAAAGACCCAGAGACGTGGAGGATTGCCAATCCCGGTTTTGGGGATATCAACTCGGCGGAAGATTTTGAATCTGCCGTAAAACGAACGACAGAAAACGAGTTCAAAACCAAGCGACTCAACAACTGGGTTTCATCGCAATCGGCATGGCTCCCAACTGGCACTTGGGAAAGTTGCGAACAAGAATTTCAGCTAGACCCAGAGGATGAATACGTCTTGGGATTCGATGGTTCGTTCTCGGGAGACGCCACCGTGATAGTGGGTTGCACCGTTCCAAAAGACGACAAGCTCCCGACGGTGTTCATGGTCAAGGCTTGGGAAAAGGACGAAAACATTCACGACCGAGATTGGCGAGTCAATATCCAAGAGGTCGAAGAAACACTAATCGAGTTCACCAAGGAATATCCCAAGGTGAGAGAAGTAGCTTGTGACCCCTACCGTTGGCAACGGTCAATGGAGACGCTTGCCGACCAAGGACTTCCAATCGTGGAGTTCCCCTCAACGTCAGCCAGACGAATGATTCCAGCGTGTGCCTCAATCTACGACGCCGTTGTGGATGGACAGATGCACCAAGACGGTGACCCAACACTTGCCCGACATATTGACAACGCCGTGGTCAAGACCGACAACCTTGGAACTCGAATCGTCAAAGACAAGCGTTCATCCTCCCGTCGAATCGACGCCGCTGTTGCGGCGGTTATTGCATTCAATCGAGCGGTATCGGGTAGGATGGAAGAAGAAGTAGTGCCTCAAGTTTTTATTTAGGACGGTAATGGCAACAATGATTCAGATTCTCGGAGCGGCCGTCGTTTCGATAGGGGTAGGACTAATCTGGTTTCCCCTTGGTGTGATTTTGGCTGGGGCGTCAACCTTGGTCTTTGGAATAGCTTTGGAGCGAAATGCTAGGTAATCTTTTCGAACAACGAGCCCTTTCCTTTCAAAGTGTTTTTGCATCAGGCGACAACTTTGAGATGAAGGCCACGGCTGGAACGATTGTCAACCAAGACAGCGTTTTCACAATCAACGCCGTGATGAGTGCCATCAGCCTAATCAGCCAAACAGTTTCAACGCTTCCCGTTGACGCTTTCACTCGAGTAGGTGGAGACCGCCGACCATTGCGTCCAGCTCCTGAGTGGATTCAGAAACCCGATGTCGACACAACCAAGTCAGCTTTTTACGGTTCGATAATCGTTTCCATGCTCTTGGAGGGGAACGCTTTTATTCGTGTGTTCTACAACGACCAAGGTCAAGTTGTAAACATGAACGTCCTCAACCCCAACAACGTCAAAATCAAGCGAAACGGAATTGGTCGAACCATGTTCGAAGTCCGTGGAGAAGAAAAACTTCTTTCCAGTGACGAAATGGTTTTCATTCCCGACGTGGTCAAGCCCGGACACATGCGAGGCATTTCAAGAATCGAAGCTTTGAAAACAAACTTTTCTTTGGCTCAAGCTCTCGAGGCTTACTCAGCTACATTTTTCGGAAGCGGAACAAACACTTCGGGAGTCCTCGAGGTGGGTGGAAACCTAACCGCCGACCAAGCCAAGCAACTCCAAGAATCTTTCGACGCTAGGCATAGGGGATGGCAGAAGGCTCATAGAACCGCCGTGCTAACAGGTGGGGCGAAATACACTCCGACCAGTGTGAACCCTCAAGAATCTCAGTTGCTCGAGGCTCGCAATCACGCCGTCGCTGACGTTGCCAGAATCTTCAACATTCCTCCCCACCTTTTGGGACTGGACAAGGGAATGAGCTACTCATCTGTCGAGTCCAACAACTTGGCTTGGGTGACCCACTGCCTCCGTCCAATCGTTTCAAAACTTGAAGATGGATTCGCTCCGTTGTTGCAGAATGGCAATGGCTCAAGAAACGCATTCCTAAACTGGAACCTAAACGCCCTTCTTCGTGGAGACATTGAGACACGCACTAAGGCATATTCCAGCGGATTGCAAGCTGGTTACTTGACAATCAACGACGTCCGTCGCCAAGAGAATCTCAATTCAATCAACGACCCATCGGCAGACACTCCAAGGGTGCCACTGGCCAACGTGAACGTTGAGAATGCAACGCTTTCATCCGAGACTCAAAAGGTAAAGATGGCACGTGACCTAGTGATGGTTGGTTACGACCCAGTTCAAACACTCGAAGCGTTTGGCTTGCCAACTATCGACCACACCGGAATCCCATCCGTTCAGCTTCAGGGTTTGCAAAACCTAGACCCTGAGAATCCGACTAGCCTCTATGAAGGGGACGACAATGCCGATTCATAGTGATGTCTACACTTTGGGAACAGCCATCCCGACACTTATCGCTCCACTTGATTCAATGGAGCAAGAAGTGCACGTGAAAAATGAAACCAAGTCGTCGAATGAATACGTCTACATTGGCGGAACCGACGTCGCCATTGGCAGTTCTTTCTATATAGACCCCGGCGAAGAACTTACTTTCAAACTTGGGCCGGGAGACCAGCTCTTTGCAGTTAGCGACCCCGATGCTCTCGTTGTGGGAGTGTTGAGAATAACTCAGGATTAACTTATGCCATATTTTTGGACACCAAACCATCCCGATTGCAACGGTTTCGCCGTTGTGAAAGAAGACGGCGAACTCGTTTTCTGTCACCGAACACGTCAACAAGCAATCGACCACCACATTGCAATCTCATTAGCTGAAGACCTAGAACCCGAAGGCGAATACCAAGGGGAGACATTCCGTTCAATGGAGAGCCGTGACCTCCCCGACGCTTACCGTCCCGCTAACAGTGAAGACGTCCCCGAGGGTCGAGCTTGTGGCAATTGCCTTTTCTACCGTGAAGACCAAAAGAATGATGATGGATTAAGTTTCTGTTCGAAGTGGGATGAATACGTGCGAGGTGATTACTATTGCAACGCATGGGAGCCCGCTGAATCTGGCTATCGAAACGACGATGCTTCGACACCCGCACCACCCGAAGACCAGATTGAAGGCAGTGATGAAAACGAACCCGGTTCAGCATCTGGAGCAGGTGGAGACATTGAACTTTCCGAGAGAGTTGAAGCGGCACTTCGTAACAAAGTCAGAGAACACAACGAGGCGCGACCGTCCCGATTGGACTCGAGTCACGGTCGGTCAACTTCGTGCCGTGTACCGTCGAGGTGCTGGAGCTTATTCAACATCACACCGACCCGGAATCTCTCGAGCGGCTTGGTCGATGGCAAGGGTAAACGCCTATCTGTATCTTTTGAGAAACGGAGAACCTGAGTCTGCCAACTACATAACCGACAACGACCTTCTTCCCGAAGACCACCCAAGAAGCACCAGAAGCCTAGAGGCAGACGAAACCCGTGACGTTGACCTAACACCTCCGGCCTACATGAGAGCGGCATTCAGAAAAGGCGTGGAACTTTATGAGCAAGGTTTAGCGGGCGATGGTGTAACCGACCAAACTATTCGTGAGGCTCGAGCTGGAGCCCGTGGAAATGTTACCGCCGACAAGTGGTCACGAATCGCCCCTTGGATTGCTAGGCACTTGACAGACTTAGAAGCGGAACAAAACCAACCCGGAAACGAAAACTTTCCCGGAGCTGGAGCGGTAGCGTTTTACTTATGGGGAGCAACCCCAACACGTCGGGGAGCGGAACGAACTCAAACGTTCGCCGAGAATGTAACTAGAATGGTAGAAGAAGAAGCCGAGGGTAGAGTGAAAGGCCAAGCATTGAGCAAGCTCGAGACAAGAACATTTGAAACGGATTTTGAGATTCGTGACGACGGTGACGGAATGACATTCACGGGTTACGCCGCTCTTTTCAACTCACCATCTCAACCACTTCCGTTCACCGAGAGAATCGCTCCGGGAGCTTTCCGACGTTCATTGAAATCAAGAAACAACGTTTTCCTTTTGAACAACCACAACTCCGACCAGATTCTTGCAACGACCAGAGCAGGCACCTTGAAACTGTCCGAGGACGACAGAGGTTTGAGAGTGGAAGCCAAGTTGGCTAATACGAGCTACGGACGTGACGTCGCTGAACTTTTGAGACGCCAAGACATTTCAGGAATGAGTTTTGGATTCTCAGTCCCATCAGGTGGAGACGACTGGAACTCAGACGGAACCGAAAGAACTTTGAAGTCTGTTCG